TAAGTTCCTACATATAGATCCTAAATTATTAGGATTTACTGAATATGAGGCTCTTAAGGTGAAGCGTACATATACATCTAAAGAAGATTTTGTTTATACATTATTTGAAGATGTAGTATGGGTTTTGGAGAGATGTTCTCAAGCTATCAAGCTTAAGTCATTTTCTCCTTTTATTCACTCTGGGAGTGAATATTCCAACTGGATTAAATTAGCACAAAAAGTATCAATAGATCAACATAAGATGTCGAGTCCAGAAGCTTTTGCAGATGAAGGTTTTAATGAACCCCAATTCCATAAGGATTTAGATACTGTGATAGAACAAGGGAATGATATGCTTAAATATATGGATAAAGGTGTTGAACGTGATCAAGTGAGTAAAATATTGAAAGAGATTAAAATAATCTCTATTCAGTATAAATCTAAAGATTATGCACAACATCCGCGTAAACCACCTTTTACTATATTAGTAGCAGGTGATTCGAAAATTGCTAAATCGCAATTTTCATTTATCTTGTTTCAACAATATGGTAAGGTACATAAGTTAGATACATCTCCGGATAGTCTTTGGACTAGAAATCCCCAGGATCAATTTATGTCTGGTTATAGAGTTTCCAAATGGTGTGTTCTTGTGGATGATATTGCTCAATATAAACCCGAAGCATGTCAAATGGATCCGACTATTGCAGATATAATTATGATGGTCAATGGAATGCCTATGGTTGCAGCTATGGCTGATTTGGAAGATAAGGGTAGAATACCCTTTAAACCAGTGATGCTTATTGGCACTACGAATAGTGAAAAACTAAATGCTACTGCTTATTTTTCTTGTCCCCTTGCCTTACGAAGAAGATTTCCATATATTGTGGATATTAATGTTAGACAACAATACAGAGAAACAATAATAGTAAATGGAGCCAGTATTAAAACATCCTTTGTTGATGAAAGTAAGATACCACCTCTTAAGGAAGGTGAAATAATGAATATTTGGAATATATCAATAAAGAAGCTAGTAGCTAGACCAGGTCGTGATGGACGTTCAGTTCCTGATGTTGAGATTGTAAATACATATACCGAAGATAATGGTAAAGATATATATGATTTTCTTGAAGATTTTTCACACATGACCTTAGAGTTTGGTAAACACCAAAGTCTGGGTCAAATGGCAACTAATCAAATGGCTGCTGTTAAAATATGTGAAACATGTTATAGACCAACTCTTAAATGTAGATGTAGCGAATTGCAATCAGGCGATGTGGAAGAAGTAGTATTAAATAACTATGGAGATTTTTATAGAAATATATTACATTCTCCACCACCTGAAAATATGACACCTGAATTGATTAAGATTGCCTTAGAAGCTTGGCGTGATAGACAACCTGGAAGGAACGATTATTACATTCCTTTACGAGAAACAGAGAATTATAATAGTGAAAGTGAATTATCTGAAGAAGCTGAAGATCAATTATTTGATTGCCTTATAGATGCCAATGTCATGAATGAATATTTTAGTAGATTTGATAGTACATGTGAGGAATTACATGTTCTTGCTAAACAATTATGTTATAGTACTACAAAATATATTTATAAAATAGATGATATTGTAAAATTCTTAGTATCTCAAGGTGTTAAGTATACTGATCAAGGCTTAGCATATTTCTCAGATATTATGGTTTTTTATCAGATTCGTAAAATAAAGGATTCCATTATTAATGTTGGAAAGAGAATGTGTGACATTTGGCAAAATAAGAAGTTGTCTTATATTTGTATGGCATTAATCAGTGGTTGGATTATATATAAATCCGTAAAAGGTGTTTCTAATCTTTTGATTAAGAATGATGATATATGTACTAAATGTAGATGCGATTTACAAGGTAATGTATCAGACTTAATTAAAGATGAAAAACCTAATCCTTGGGTAAGAGATGAAATTCTCTTATCAGATTTTTATGTACCATCAAAATCTATAGGATGGAGTGCTATGACACCTTATCAAGTTGTAGATAAACTTATGCATAATGTGGTATTTTTAGCATGTGAATTTACTAACCCAGAAAATGGTTTAATTCAGCATATGCCTAGTACTGCATTATGTATTGGTGGATTTATATACTTGGTGAATAATCATTGTATTCCAGAATTTGGATCTCTTAAGGTATATATGAATCAGAATCCTGAAGGAGTTAGAATATCTTCTAATATTACCTTTACCATGAATCAAAGTGATATATATCGTATTCCTGAGTGTGACTTAGCTTTCTTCAGTTGTAGATGCACGCCACCTCGTATGGACATTAAAGATTTATTTTTGAAACAACGCTTTCCTGCCTTAAATTGTAGAGGTAGTTATATTCATTGTCGTAGAAATGAATCACCTATACATAGAGATATTGTTGTTAAGTGTATTGAACGAAGTTCTTTATTGAATAATACTACTCAAACTGTATGGATAGGTAAAGCAAAAGAAAAAACCATAAAAGGTGATTGTGGAAGTCCTATGATTGCATATACAAATATGGGACCTATCATTGTTGGTATTCATCAATTTTTAGGTGAAGATAATTGTGTAGGTGCTGTAGAAGTATTGCGTTCTCATATTGATCAGGCTATTATTAAATTTGGTCCGCAAATAGAGTGTGGAAAACCAAGTTTTAGTAATGAGAAATTGGGACCTCTTCATCAAAAATCTGTATTAAGATGGGAAGAAAGTGGTCAAGCAAGAGTATATGGTAGTACTGTCCAGGGTTCTTTTAGAGCTAATCCTAAGAGTAGGGTTGAACCTACTATTATTAGTGAAGCTGCTCAAGAAGAAGGTTTTGTAAAACGATGTGACAAACCAGTAATGAAAGGTCCAGAAGTATGGCATAATAATGTTTCTCCTACATTAACCCAGGAATTTAATATAGATGAATCTATGTTAAAAGAATGTGTTAATAATTATGCTCTAGACGTTATTGATAGATTAGAGACAAATAAATTATCTGAAATTTTTATTTTAGATGATGTTTCTACTCTTAATGGTGTCAAAGGTGTAAAATTCTTAGATAAAGTAAATAGAAATACTAGTATGGGTTATCCATATCGGAAATCTAAAAGGAATTTTCTGATTCCTATAGAAAGTACTGAAATGTACCCAGATGCTGTAGAATATACACCAGAGATAAAGGAAGAAATAAAGCTTATTGAAGAAACGTATGCACGTGGTGAACGATATATGCCTGTCTTTGTCATGAGTCTAAAGGATGAACCTATACCTCTAAAGAAAGTTCAAATTAAAAAGACTAGAGGTTTTATGGGGGGTCCAGCAGCTTGGCAATTTGTATATAGAAAGTATCTTCTTATGTTTGTGAGGACATTT